AGTGCCGAAAACCGCCCTCGCGGATAATGGTGGAAACTTTGTTTTCGTTGAGCATATTGGCAGTGGTATTGGCATCACCCAGCGACCAATCAACCTGCTGATCAACACCCACAATGCCGTATACCTCATTGTTGGATTTCGACCACCAGAATCCTTTCTCCGCATCGATACGCGCACGCAAGCCCGCTGCACGCCCGGAGTAAGGCCGCGCCACATTCTGCGCCTGATCTTCATCAAACACCGTCACCCAGGGCCAGAGCATTTCGACACGCTCACCAAAGCCCCGCGCGCGCTTCATCGCATCGGTATAAGTCGCTGAGCGCTCACAATCCAGATAGGCAATCGCACGCAGCCGCACAGTCTTAGCAGCCAGTTCTGCCGCCACACCATCAAACTGGGAGAACTCAGGTGCGATCAGAATGCGTGGCTGATAACCGGTTTCGGTCTGGCTATCCAGCCAACCCTGCATACCGGCGATCACATTGGCCTGAGTCGCTGCAGAGTCGTTACCTTCAGCCACTCGCACCACGACAACCAAGGCTCCCGCCTGATCAAAGATGTCATCGATAGCCTTAGGCAAAGTGCCAGCACTTCCCAAGCCCGCCGCACGCTTACGACTACCCGCGACCACAACCGGCTTATTCAACGGGAAGGCTTCATCTTCGCCATCTACCAGGTAGCTACGCGGCCAAGTCGTTACCACACCCGAGCCATCACCCAGTAACGCGACATTAACCAGCCCTGCTGCGGCTGGCTCACCTTCAACGCCAGCCTTCACATCTGCAGCTGTTGACGTCAGCACACCACCGGCATCTGTTGCCAGGCTAATCGAAATTTTGTTATCCGTGACGCTGACAGCCAGCGCCGCATTATTTGCCTGAGGATCAACAGCCTCAACGCTCAGTGCGTTACCAGCACGACCTGCTGCAACCGCTGTAAATTGCAGCCCATCATTCAGCACTTCAGCACCCACAGACATAGCTGCTGCCAAAGCTCCTAGTGCTGCAGGTGCAGTGCCAACCAAACCAATAACGGCAGACTTTACCGTTTGAATCGGGCGCGGCCCGTCATCGATCTCAATGACTTCCGCCCCGTGTAAAAACTGGGTCATCCGATCTTTCCCCTTTCTTTAGGCAATAAAAAACCCGCCGAAGCGGGTTATATTCTCAATCCAACTTTTTGCGCTGAAACCTACCCCGCAAGCAGTGCTGCAAGCTCTGCATCAGCATCGGCTTTCAGTTGAGTTAACAGTGGGTCGATTTCAGCAACGGTTTTAGCCGCGTCGATCGCCGCTTTAGCCTTGGCGGTCAGACCGTCGATCACAGAAACAGCCATGGCGAAGCGGCCAGCTTTAGCCAACTGTATCAGCGCCAACGCTTCCGGCGTTTCTGATTTTCCCCGCCGCTGCGTTTCAGCGGTGAGGATATCCAGATCGCCCGCCAATGGCTGGTCAGCGACTACCCGCTCTGCGCGACGGGCTTTGTCTGCCCATCCCGCAGTCTCGTAATGATCGGCATCTCCCGCGATCTGCTGACGAATACTGGATGCATGAGCGATCACTTTGGCGACAGCCGAAACTTTGCTGTCGGCCAGCTCAGCAGCGGCGTCTTTGACCCATTTGCCATCAGCGAGTCGGTCATATGGGTCGACGGCACACGGCAAACCATCGGCGCCAGGGCTGATTTTCTTGCCAGCCTGCTGCGCAGCCATCAGCGAGTCGTGCTGAGCCCTACTTATTTCTAGCGCATCGGCTGGCGGCTTGATTATTTCAGAGTCGTAAAAGGCATTCCGGCCTGGGGAGTAGTGCATCATAATATTGCCTCTATTAGTATCCGACCGCTATATAACGAATATGCGTAGTGTAACCAGCAACTGTTGATGTCCACGAAAAGCCAGTCACACTCGAATCAGACACATAAGTTGATCCAGTGTCGTGCGCTGGAGTTCCCCCCGTATACCCAGGACTATCAGCTATCTGCAACAGTGCAGTGGGGAACGCGATTGGAAAAACAATATTGCCACCACCTGCGCTCGCAATACTTTCTGTCTGGGAACCCCATTGAATAATCAATCCACTTGGCAGCTTCTGATAGCCAGACATCGTAAGTGCGGCCGCAAATTTTTTGCTAACCACATCACCAACTACATTCCACTGCGAACCTTGCTGCACAAACACAAACGCTGTACCAAAAGGCTCCAGAACCAATGTATTACCAACCGGATTAATGTTTTCGGCAGCATTTGCTTTTACTGTCTGCCGATAAGGAGAGTCGTTTGTGAACCAATAACCAAGCCCTGACTCCAGCCCCTCCAACGCAGGAAGCGTGAATACCTGCGCATCTGGTGTTGCCTGCGCAATTTGAACATGAGTACCTAACTGCTCCACAGTCAGAACTACGGAAGCCTGTACCGATGTAAAACCCGATAACCGACCCAGATTGGGTTTCAATGCTTCTGGAGTGACTATTGTCGTCGAGCCCTGCCCTTTAGTAACGGCATCTTTCGACGCCAATGCAGCCTTACCCTTTTGCCCTTCAGCCGCATCTGGCACTAAAGATCCAACCGCAAACTTCAGTGTCTTACAGGTGATTACTCTCTTATCATCTTCGCCTGCAGCTGCCTGTTCATCAGTCGCTAGCTTAGAGATACCGGCCACCGTCTCACTCGCTGATGGCATCGCAAAATTGGTATCACCAAACACCAGATTGTTTGCATCCAGTGATCCCAAAACGATATCAACTGAGAGCATCAGTGCCGACGGCCCGGCCTTCTGCATGAAAGCCGCACCCACCTGGCTATACACAGCAAACAGAGTGCCGCTACTTGTGAATAAACCAAACTCAGACACATCGTAAGCATCGGCGCTTTCATCTCGCACCGTGACATGAATAGTGTCATCAGCAACCACAGTCCCTGCGATAGTGTTCAGCCTTTTTGTTTCTGCCTGCAGCTGAGTCTGAGAGGCCAATGGCTCATACTTCCCAGTACCCAGCGCCACCTCTGTGATCTCTACCGGGCCAGTACCGGTGTTTGTTGCGTTGATAATCTCAGCGCGCCCTGCATCCGTGATCGTAAGTTGCAATGCTGACATTGTGTTTTACGCCCCAGTTAAATTAAGTCGATGGTATGTAACGGGCCTGATAGCCCCCTGCAGGCCGATACCGCCCCGGTAAGGCGCTTCGACCATGCTTAACCGATGGTATGTAGCTGCACGAGCAATGCCCTGCATTCCCAGCCCGCCCTGCGCACTGGCACCCGCTACAAATGTGAAGTGAGATCTAACCGGCTTAACCCGGCTAATCTCATCGATAATGTCTTGCTGATACTCGTCAGTGGCAGGCGCACCGCCACCAACCGTTAGCACCACTTCAAAGGAATGCGGCGACCGTGGTGGATCGTGCTGCCAACCTTCCTTTAGCGCCAGGTTACCGCCAAAGCTCGATACAACATCCTTAACCGCTTTAACCGTTCCTTTACGCCGCTGGATCTCTAACGCTTGCCGAATCCGCTCACGCTTCACCTCAACCGGCCAGTATGACTGCCAGCTATCAAGCGACATCGCCCAAGCCAACCAGGGCAACAACGCCTCAGGGCAGGTATCAGGATTCCAGATATCACGTATAGGCACCGGCACATCAGCAGCACGGCTAATCGTCTGCTCTAACGCCTTTTCCTGCGGCGTTGCATTGGGTGGCAGTAATGAATCACTCATCAATACCCCCGTCTGTCAGTGTGATATTGGTGCAATAGCTCGCACTCTGGCGATCCACGACGACATTTGCTGCCGGAGATGCCAGCTCAACCCGCTGAACACCCGGCTGATGCAGCGCAGCCAGAACACCTGAAATAGCGACATCCCTACCCATGCGGTGCTGCTGCTCGATGTAAGCCCGCAGCGCCTTGTCAGCCTCAACCATCACCAGTGACCGATCTGGCCCGGCATAGAAATACAGCGTGGCAGCCACGGCATAACTCACAATGCCAGACGAGCGCACATGCACATTGTCAGTGAGCGGGCGAACTGCCTCAGACGAAAGCACCGAATCCACAGCAGCCACCAGATCTGCAGGCGCTGAACCATCTCCGTCACGGCTCAATACACTCACAACCACATCACCCGGCTGCGGCTCAGCCAGCCCCGCTGAATACTCCACCTCCAAGCAGATGACGTCTGCCGGAATCTGAGCCTGCAGTGCAGGATCTAACTCAGCCGCCTTAAAGCGTGGCGCGTCAGCGCTGGCATCCAGCACCCGACCATCTGCAGACAACGAGTGGAAGATATACGCCCCTTCCGGCCCAGCAGTGCTATAACCCTCAAGCGACAGCTGGATACGCCGCCGATAGTCATCATCCTGCTCATAAGTCGGATCAACAGGTGGCAGCGCATCAGGGTCACCCCGATCAATTACCAGACGCTCAACCCGAAACAGAGCACCGAGATTATCCAGATCAGCCTTTTCAGCGTAAGCGAGCATGACCGCTCGACCGGCATCATTCACACGCTGCCTGACAAGCACTTCACGGAACGCAGCCACCTCAAGAATCTTATAAGCCGGATCACTCTCAACCAACGCAGAGAACTCAGGATCACGCGCCTTGAGATCCGCCAGCATCTCTGCCAGTACCACCTCATAATCCAGCACCTCAACCAAATCGGGAGCCGGTAGCTTTGAAAGATCAACCTCAGTAAAGCCGCCCGTCATATCTCAATACCCTCCAAGGTGATCGCCTGGCCATTTGGCCGATAGACCCCGGTAATCGTCAGCACAACCTGCCCCGGTCTCGCACTTTCTACCGCAACCTTCTGCACAATAATCCGCTGCTCCCAACGCTTAAGCGCCTCTGCAGTCGCGGCAATGATCTCCATAATCAGCGCCGAATTAATTGGTGCATCGATCAACTCAAACAACCGGCTACCATAGTCACGCCGCATGACCCTTGAGCCGATAGGCGTTACTAGAATGTCGCGAATACTTTGCTTCAGGTGCGCGATACCCTCCAGCCGCTTGCCGGATATAGAATCAATACCGTTCATAGTTATTGCTTCTGATTAACCTTGCTGGTTACAGGATCGCCATGCGGATGATCATGGCCGTTGTAGATTCCGCGATCTGCAGACATCGTGCGAACACCATCAGATACCTCGCCATCAGCATGGATGTTGCCGCTGGTTGTCTGATTGCCGTTATGAACAATATCGGCGTTCACGTAGAACACGCTGCAGTTAAGCTCTGCCGTACCGCCCTGAGCAATCGTCACCGTCAACGCATGTGCCTTGCGGTCATACACCACACGAGTGCCATCGTCATATTCGGTAACGTGTTGATCAGGATCGAAACTTGGTGATGGGTTCGCTGCCGTATGCAATCCAGCGATAACAACACCGTTGTTCAACTCGCCTGATTCACTCAGCACAACCACCTGCTCGCCAACACTGATTGGCTCCCAGTCTCTGCGGTTCGCTGCGCGCCCGTGCGACCAAGGTAACCAGGTAGTCACCACGCCCGGCTGCACCTCAACCCGGCAACGTGGCGGATTCAACTGGACGCTATGAACCTTCCCTTTGCGCACGACATTCGCCAGCCGCCGCTGCAGCTCAGACAACATCTGCTCAACTGGTAGGCTCATAGTGCCCCTCATTGCCCGCACCGATATGAGGTGACTGACTAACCATGATCGTTGTCGGCACAAATCCGCTGCCGTCATCGTGATACTGATCGATACCGATTTCAGCGCGCTGCTGCCACTCAATACGCCAGACCGCATAAGCATCAAGCTCTGGAGTAAAACCGTCCGGTGAAGCACCTTTCAACACTGCAGGCTCAACCTGCAGCCCCCAGCGGTTACCATGCACCTTCGCACAGATAGCCATTGCCGCATTGCGAATGCTCTTCTGATAGCCCGAATCATCCCGCCCAAATACAACCAGCAACTCACAACTGAGATCGACAGCAATCTGGCCATTCATTGGCTGCTCTTCGGCAAACTCCCAATCAATCACTGAGAAAAACGCACACGGCCCAACGAGCTCTGTTTGATGCTCAGGGTATGCCTCAACGCTATTCAGCCACCCAATAGACTCCAGACTGGCCACCACTGCATCATGAAAGTCATCTAAATGGATACCGCCCATAGTCACCTGCTGTAATTGTTACTGATCCCGAGCTTCACCCGGCCCTTCAGATCGGTTTCCAGATGCGCCAAGAAGATATCAGGAAGCTGATCAAACACTTCGTCCTCAACACTCTCCTGAAGCCCCTTATGCACATCAACG